GGGGCGTCGTCGCCCAGACCGGTGCGGCGGATGCCCTCCTCGTACTGCTCGTCGCGCTTCTTGCGCGCGTCCTTGTCCTTGCCGATCAAGTCGAGGAGCGTCGAGGACAGGCTGGCCAGCTCGTACTCAGGCAACGTCTCGGCGAGGTTGTCGTAGAACTCGCTGTCGCCCGGAGCCGGGCCTTCCTCGTCGAGCGTGACGATCGCGCCACCGTCCTCGGTGTCCTCAACGTCGTCGTCCTCGCCGGGGAGGTCGAAGTACTCGCCCTCGGGCAGCTCGTCTTCGGGCAGCGCCTCTTCGTCCATGCCTCAGTCCTTCACGCGGCGTATGGGTTGTTGACCACCTTGGGCGGCGGCCTGTGATACTCAGCCTTCTTGGTCTTTAGCACGGAGACCAATCCCTTGTCCACGCAGAGCCGGACGACCTGCGTCATGGCATCGACGTAGTCGTCGTGCTTGATGCTGCCCGGCCCGGTGAACGCGCACAATTGCGCCAGCATCGGCTCGATCCAGTTGCGCGGTCGGCCCTCGAACTTCTCGCTCTCTGGCAGCCAGACGCGCTTGCGTGCGAAGATGTGGCTGACCATGTGCAGGCGCGCCAGCTTGTCGGCGCGTCCGGGGTTGTAGGCGTAGGCGAGGATGCCCTCGCGCTCCAGCATCTGGCGCAGGCTGATGCCGCTGCCCTTGTCCTCGATCAGCAGCATGTCGGGCTTGCGGCCCGAGGTCATGGGCTTGCTGCTGCCGAACATGGGCTTGATCAGCGCCTCGTCCTCGTCCCCGCCGTAGGGCGTGTTCAGCTCGCGCTTCACGCGCTTGATCAGGTCGGGCATGCCGAGCTGGTCCGACCAGCAGTCCAGCACCATGAGGTGGCTGTGGCCCTCCTTGTCGTGGAAGCTGCCCATCACGACGCAGGCCGTGCTGTCCGGGTCGCCCTTCTTCTTGTCGTAGGTCGCCTCGGTGAAGGCGGTGTCGAGCGACATGATGATGTAGTCGAAGGCTGGCAGCGCGCGCTTGGCGGGCCACAGGCGGAAGTCGCTGCGCTTGACGATGCCTGCCTCTTCCGGGTCGATCAGCTCGCCGTACAGCTCCTGCCGCCCGATCGTGGTGCCCTCGTACTGCTCAAGCTGCTTGAAGAAGCTGTCGGGCAGGTTGGCCTTGTTGTCGAAGGTCGAGCCGCGCACGATCACGCGCTTGTCCTGCGGCTTGCTCAGCTTGCGGATCAGCTCCTTGGGCTTGGGCGTCGTGGTCCACAGCACCTGCGGGTTGGCCCCGAGGCGCAGGCCCATCATGGCCATGTCCCATGTGTCCTCGTCGTACTGCCACGCGGCCAGCTCGTCGAACCAGCCGCGCGTGTGCTGCGGGCCGCGAAGCCGCTCGGGCTTCTCCGCCGTGAAGCCACGGATCGTGCTGACGCCGCCGACGCAGTTGCGCATGCGGATGATGGTGTCGGACTTGTTGTATTCTACCAGCAGGTCGGCTGGCAGCACGGACAGGATGCCGCTCTCGCCCTCGAAGCAGGTGAACTTCACGTCCTGATAGGTCGGGGCGATGACGCAGCTATCGAAGCCGCTCGGGTCGAGGAACGCGGCGCGCGTGATCCACTCCGCGCCGACGCGTGTCTTGCCGAAGCCGCGCCCGGCGAGGTAGCCGCATTCGGTCCAGCCGCTGAAGGGCGGTATCTGGCTGGCACGCGCCGTGTGGCCCCACTTGGCCTGCCACTCGGTGTATGTCTTGACGTAGTCGTCGGTGGTGACGACCTCCTGCGGGTCGATCGTGACTACGCGGCCATCAGCGAGGCTGAGCGTGGCGAGGGTCATTCGCCGCCCCAAGGAAGGGCAAGCAAACGCTGGTGCGCGGCCCCAAACAGAAACGCGCACGCGTGCATGTCGCTGTCTTTGCCGCCGCCGAAAGTGTCGTAGCCCTCCGAACCCGCCGTCGCGACGACGATCGTGTCCACGTCGCCGTAATCCCCGCGCTCGATCATGTCCGCGATATTTCGGAGCATGGTTACGGGGTCTTTGTAACTGGGCGGTTTGATCTCGCCAACCACCTTAAGTTCGGGGGCAGTCATCAGGCGTTCCGGTACAGGCTCAGCGCTTCGCGGAGCTGCGCGCAGGTCTCGCGGATCTTGTCGTAGCGCTCGTTGGACTGGTGCAGGGCGTGGTCGAGGGCGTCGCGCTCGCGCTGCAAGCGAGAGAGGCGACCCTCAAGCTCGCGGATGCGACGCCACGGGTTCCAGATCACTGGTCGGTCTTCTTCGTGAGCAGCGCCTCGGTCAGCGCGGAGAGGACCATCGGGTCGACCGGCTTGGCTTCGACCTTGAGCGTCTCGCCTTCCTTGTTGCCGACTTCGTGCGTGGTCTTCTCGCCGTACTTCTTGGGGTGCCACTTGGCGAGTAGCTTGAGGCGCAGCTCGGCCCGGTTCTTGGACCATGCCACGGCGGCACTGTCGATGCGGCCCTGCGAGGTCTTGCCCTCGTCGTCGACCTCGACGATGCGCAGCGGCTCCTCGTCGATGATGCGCAGCGCGTCTTCCGCGATGACATCGGCACCAACGTCACGCGCCTCCGCGTACGCGATGGCTAGACCTTCGTCTGCGCGTACGTGCTTCGCCCAAGCAGTCGGATGGAAACCAAGCTCACGTCCAAGCGCCGCCAGCGTCTCGCCCTGAGCGATACGCGACAGCACTTCCTCAATGACAGCGGGGGTGATCTTCGCCGGGTACGGCATCTGCATGCTCCGTATTGGTCACAGGCTTCCAGTGGCACGAGAGATACGCTCGATTGCACGCCAGCGCAAGCCCACCCTCAATTGGTCCGAGGTTTGGCCGCCAGCAACCCAGCCAACAGCGCTGCAGCATTTGCAGCACTAACTGCAGCGTGCAGTGGTGCTGCGTGCTGCAATCTAATTTTCTTCAACACCCCAGTAACAGCCACTGGGGCATGGTATACAGAAGAATGTCTCTTGTATACCATACCCAGTACTCCTGTTGCTGGGTAACACTTGACCCCAGTACGCTGCGGTGCCATAGTGCAAGATCCCAGTAACAGGAGGTCCAAATGGATCACATAGAAGCCAAACGCGAAGAAGCCCGCAAGCACAAGGGCGTCTGGTACGACGTTCGTGCCGATAAGTTCGTGGCCGAGGTATACTCGAAGGGCGACCGCCACTTCCTTGGCCACTTCGCCACAGCCGACGAGGCCGCCGACGCTTACGCCAAGGCCCGCGCCGAGCTGCCCACCGGTCGCGGAGGTGACGACAGCTTCGTGCAGGTGTTCCAGTCGTTCCTCGACGAGTGCGCCAAAGACACCAACGGCAGGCCCAAGGTCGGCGAGTTCATGACCTACAAGGAGCAGGACTTCTCCTTCGAGGGGATCGTCTTCCGAGTGATGAAGGGCCGCAAGCGTCCCTTCTTCGAGTGGGTGAGCGCCTGCAGCGTCTGCCACGCCCCGTACGACACGCTGACGGCCACGACGCCGGGCGTGGCCAAGGGCATCACACGCAACTGCGAGACGCACAGGAAAGGCGCAAAGCCTTCGGCGCAGCCTAAGGCGGAACCCGCGCCGCCGGTCCCGCAGGAGTGGATCGACACCGCGAACGCCGCGCTCGACGCCCTGTCGCTGGTGTCTGACAGCTTTGATTTCGCGGTTTTCCTGCCCGAATGCCTTGCGATCACGCCCGGACTGCCCCGCGCGTTCAGCCGTTTCGTGTTGGAGCACCCGAAATCTCCTGTGATTTCAAAGGATGGGATACTTTTTCCACGCAACACGCAAGAAACAGCAAATTAGTTGTTGCAACGCCCGGTTGCATGTGCCAAGAGACAGCATCAGCAACGCATACGGAGTACCTGACATGTCCTACACCCCTTGGATGGCCGGAGCAGCAGCCGCCGCGAAGCGCGCCAACGAAGCCTCTCGCCGCCGCGATCTCGCCAAGTTCCGCGCAGAGTACGCAGCGTACCGCGCCGAGGAACTGGCCTGCGGCTACGAGCCGGAGACCTTCGAACAGTATCTCGGGTCCAACCTCTGCTCGCAGCTCGGCCTGCACTACGTCAGCGCCAAGGACGCCGCGCAGGCCC